GGTGACATCATTAAAAATGAGGTTGCTGTTACCTTTGGTCGTGGAGAAGACAACAAGGCTGAGCAATTGCTTAACCTTGCGGCAAAAGAAGGTTATGAGCCTGTACAGAAATCCAAAGTGGAGCCCATGACTTTGAAAGCCCTATACAGGGAGCGTGTCGAGGCTGGCCTCGACATGCCTTCCGATCTTTTTCATTTGTTTGTTAAAGATGAAACTAAACTTAGCCAGAAATAGGAGAAAAACGAAAAATGAGTAATGAACAACGAAACGTGGTAAAAAAAGAAGACAACCTGCCAGCGGCAGGTATGTTTGAGGCCGATGCTCAAGGCGGCCTAGAGAATATGGATCAGCAAGATCTTGCTCTTCCATTTCTAAGAATCTTGGGACAACTATCACCACAAGTAAATAAACGTGATGCAAAGTATGTAGAAGGTGCCGAACCAGGTATGATCTACAATACGGTAACAGGTGAACTTTACGATGGTGAAAAAGGCATCAATGTAATTCCTGCACATTACAAAAGGGAATATGTTGAATGGCAAGATAGAGGTGAAGGCGCAGGTGCACCAGTAGGTGTTCATGCAGCAACAAGCGCTATCATTCAAGAAGCTAACAGAGATTCAACTGGTAAAGACAGATTGAAGAATGGTAACTATCTTGAAAACACTGCATCGTACTTTGTAATAGTTTGCAAAGAAGATAGTGCAGAGACAGCATTGATTACTATGAAATCAACTCAGTTAAAAGTGAGTAGAACATGGAACTCAATGATGAGTGGATTAAAACTCCAAGGTAAAAATGGATTGTTTACTCCACCTATGTTTAGTCATGTGTACAATTTAAAAACTGTACAACAATCAAATGACAAGGGAACTTGGTTTGGTTGGGTCGTGTCTAAAGTAGGTCCTGTACAAAATCAAGGATTGTACGAGCAGGCAAAAGGATTCGCAACAAGTGTGAAGGCTGGAGATGTCCAGGCTAAGCATGCGAAGGATGAGAAGAGTTCGGAGGACACTCCGTTTTAATTATGGGCGCCCCGAAAGGGGCGCTTTTAATATGATACGAAGAATGGATAAATTTAAAAATATTTTTAGAGGTTTGACTAGTGCGTATGGTCAATACCAAAAGGGAGAGAATGACGCTAATGGAAAACAAAAAGGTAAAGCATTCATCGTTAGAGGAGAAGTTACCGAAGAGCTTTTCAGAAACCATCTTGACGGTAAAGGACCTGCTCTTGGGATTATTCCCATTAACGAATCTAATCAGTGTGTCTGGGGTTGTATTGATATTGATGAATATAATTTTAATCATAGGGATCTGGTTAATAATATACGGAATTTAAAATTTCCTTTGGTTGTTTGTCGTAGTAAGTCAGGCGGAGCACATGTTTTTTTATTTACAAAAGAACCTGTGCCTGCCTCACAAATGCAAGGAACACTAAAGAAATATGCTGAAGCATTAGGATATGAAGGTGCTGAAATATTTCCGAAGCAAACAGAAATACTCGTGGAGCGTGGAGATACAGGTAACTTTTTAAATCTACCATACCACAATCTTATGAAAGGGTTACGATATGTAATCAAAGATGATGGATCAGCAGGAACACTTGAAGAATTTTACGAGTTGTATGATTTGTATGTACAATCAGAACTCAAAGAAGTTAAAGCAGAAAAGAAAAAAGAAGTAGAAGTATTTGAACATGGACCACCATGTCTAAACAAATTAGCTAAAGATGGTTTTACAGAAGGATCTAGAAACAATGCATTATTCAATATAGCAATCTATTGTAAACAAGCATATCCAGATAGTTGGGAAAAGATGGTTGATGAATATAATTTAAAATATATGAAACCATCCCCTTTACCTTCATCAGAAGTAACTCAACTTGTAAAGTCAATCGGGAAGCGTGGATATGATAAATATAGATGTAAATTACCACCGATAGAATCAGTGTGTAATTCTGGATTATGTAGAACAAAAAAATTTGGTGTAGGTTATGAAGATGAAAATGTACCTGCACTTGGAAACTTAACAAAGTATGCATCTAAACCACCACAATGGTTTTTAGATGTAGGAGATTCAAGAATAGAATTAACATCAGAACAATTATATAGCCCTGCAATGTTTGCGTTAGCATGTTTAGATCAAGCAAATATGATTTTACCTACAGTGAAACCAGTAGATTGGAAGAAGTATTATTTAAAACCTTTGATGGAGAAGTTACAAGAAATAGAACCACTTGCATCATTGAATCCAACAAATCAACTTACATCTTTATTACAAGATTGGACAACCAATAGACAGAATGCAAGAACACTTGAAGATGTATTAAATAAACTTCCATATACGGATGGTGATAGAGAGTTTACATATTTTAGAATGGAAGACTTCTATCAGTTTTGTAAGAAGAATACCTGGGAGTTGGATAAAACTAAAACAGGTAACTTACTAAAACAATTAGATTTCTTTATAGAAGAAACGCGAAGAGAACTAAAAGGTGGTACACCAAGACTAATTAAAATTAAAGCAATGAAAAAGATTGAAGCATCTGTATCACATACACCATACCAAGAGGATCATTTCTAATGAGTGCTGTTGGATTAAATTGGTCGGCTATTAAAGATAGAAAAATAAAAGAACTTGAAGACAAACTTGATAAATATTACAGGGAGAATCAACGAATGAAAAGACGATTGATGAAGTATGAAGGATCAAGAGCAATGGTAAATTACTATAACAATAAGGAAAAATGTGAAGACGATAATACTGGGTCCACCAGGGACAGGGAAGACAACTACATTATTAACCCTAGTTGATCAATTTATTCAACAAGGTATCAGACCTAGACAGATAGGTTATTTTTCATTTACACGTAAAGCAGCGAATGAAGCTGCAACAAGAGCAGCTGAAAAATTTAATTTAGATGCAGAAACAGATTTAGAAAATTTTAGAACCTTGCATTCATATGCATTTCAACAACTTTCTATGTCAAAAGAAAAGATGATGAAGAAAGAAGATTATAAAGAGTTTGGACAAAAATGTGGAATACCAATTAAAGTTGCAAGTTATTCAGAACAAGATGGTACATTCAATTCTGATAATGAATACTTAACAATTATTGATACAGCAAGAGTCAAACAAATGGATCTGTTAGATTACTATGACAGCAGACAAAACATATTAGATATAGAAAGAAATACATTATTTTTAATTGCAGAAGAATTAAAACGATACAAAAAAGAAAAAGGACTAAAAGATTTTACAGACTTATTAGAAGATTTTATTGAGAAAGATATCAAATCTCATTTTGAAGTTTTGTTTATTGATGAAGCACAAGATCTATCATACTTACAATGGAAGATGGTAAAACAAATGTGGCAGAATGTTGATAAGACTTACATTGCAGGTGATGACGATCAAGCAATATTTAAATGGGCTGGTGCAGATGTAGATCACTTCATAGCACTAAAAGGTGAAGTCGATGATATTAAAACATTAGATCAGTCTTATAGAATTCCTGGTGGACCTATTCATGAATTATCTCAAAAAATAATTAGAAAAGTACAAAACAGGTTTGATAAAGAATATCGGCCAAGAGAAGAGATGGGAGTGTTGAGAAGATACTCTGATGTCACTCAGGTAGATATGTCATCAGGAGATTGGTTAGTCTTGACCTCGGCTAATCATTTCCTGGATGATGTAAAAGAACTATGTGAACTTAGAGGTTGGTACTATCAACACAAAGGACGTAACTCAATTAGTTTAAAGTTACTACTGGCTTTAAATAATTGGGAACAGTGGAGAAAAGGAAACTATTTAAACCATTTAGAAATAAAAAATATTTATGGTTATCTAGGAACCAATGTTGCAGATGGGTTTAGAGAAGGAAAGCTCTTTCATTCTGAAGATAAGTATAATTTAAAAGAATGTCAGGAGAAGTATGGACTGCTTACAGATAAGGTTTGGTATGAATCATTCGAAGGACTTGATAATCTTACAGAAAATTATATAAGAAACATGAGAGCAAATGGTGAGAAGATTAATAAAAATCCAAGAATTATTATGTCTACTATTCATGGCGCTAAAGGCGGTGAAGCAGATAAAATTCTCTTACTTCAAGATCTTACTAATGCGGCTATGGAAACGTTTTCGTATGATCCTGATGAACTTCACCGATTGTTTTACACAGGAGCAACGAGAGCAAAGAAGGAGCTACATATCGTAGATCCTAAAAATTTTGAAAGGGCGTATTTAGTATGACAAACAAATCTTTATTTGAACAGGCATTTTATCCTAAAAGTGCAAAGGACAGACAAGAAGGTGGAGATCATTATAAAATAAAAATTCAACCTTATGATTTTATCATGAGTAACAATCTTAATTTTTTTCAAGGCAACGTCATTAAGTATGTTGTAAGATATTTAAAGAAAAATAAAATTGAAGATTTAAATAAAATTATTCATTACTGTGAATTAGAAATAGATAGGATAAGAGATGAATGGGACAGAGATTAAGTTTGCTTCTAAATTAATTAATCCAAATTGGTCTTCTCGTGAACAAGATATGTTTGAACACTGGGATGTTGAAGGTGGTTTTTTAAATAGTCGTTTTAAATTTGATGTTAAAGGCATGAAAAAATTTAATCGTTTTGATGACTACGTTCAAGATCAAATGTGTTTAGTTGAACTTGTAAATGTTAGAGGTAACCCTGGTTGGATAAAAGGTAAAGCAGATTATATTTCTTTTGAAAGAAAAAATTATTGGTTAGTTGTTAATAGAGAAGAACTTTTAAAGATGGTAGAAAAAAATTTAGGAGAACCTGCTGAATGGTCAAGAACAAAAAAACCTTATGCAATTTACGACAGAAAAAAATATGGTAAACAAGATCAATTTTGTTGGGTTCCTTTTGATGACATCGAAGAACTAGAAGATGTACATAAGGTAAACCATGAATAGAACCATACAAAACCCACTATTTACACCTCAAACAGAATGGGTGATGCCTGATGAATTAAAAGATTTATCGCATTACGAAGAAGTTGCGATTGACTTAGAGACTTGTGATCCAGAGTTAAAGACACTTGGATCGGGGAACGTGGTTAAGCGTGGTCACATAGCAGGTGTAGCCGTAGCTGTTGAAGGATGGAAGGGATATTTTCCGATAGGACATGAACAGGGTGGTAACTTAGATGTAAATCTTATTAGACAATGGTTACAAGATATTTGTAAAGATGAAAACAAAACACTTATCTTTCACAATGCAATGTATGATGTGTGTTGGTTAAAAAGTTTTGGTATTAATATTAAAGCAAAAATTGTTGACACTATGATTGCAGCATCATTAATAAATGAAAACAGATTTTCATATCGTTTAGATTATCTTGCAAGAGAATACTGTAAAATTGGTAAAGACGAAGCAGTGTTACAAGCAGCCGCAAAAGAATATGGTATTGATGCAAAAGCAGAAATGTGGAAAATGCCTGCAATGTTTGTGGGCCAGTATGCAGAACGAGATGCAGAGTCTACATTAAAGTTATGGCAAGTATTACAAAGAGAAATCTATGCGCAAGAACTTACACATATTTTTGATTTAGAAACAAAATTGTTTCCTTGTCTTGTTGATATGAGATTTAAAGGTGTACCCGTAGATTTAGATAAAGCTATAAAAATTAAAAAACATTTAGAATCAGAAGAACAAAAAATACTTAATAAAATCAAACACTTAACTGGTGTTCAAGTAGAAATTTGGGCTGCCGCATCTATTGCAAAAGTATTTGATCAATTAAATTTACCTTATGACAAAACAGAAAAAACTAATAAACCAAGTTTTACAAAAAACTTTTTAGCAAATCATCCTCATGATGTTGCAAAAGATATTGCTAACGCAAGAGAACTAAACAAAGCACATACAACTTTTATAGATACAATTACAAGACACTCTGTGAAAGGAAGAATCCATGCAGACATAAATCAAATAAGATCTGATGACGGTGGTACTGTGACAGGAAGATTTAGTATGTCAAATCCAAACTTACAACAAATACCCGCAAGACATAAAGACCTGGGTCCAATGATTAGATCTATTTTTATTCCAGAAAAAGATTCAGTGTGGGGATCATTTGACTACTCACAACAAGAACCAAGAATTTTAGTACACTATGCAAAGTTACAAAACCTAACTGGTGTTGATGAAATTGTGGATGCGTACAAAGCAGGTGACGCAGACTTTCACCAGGTTGTTGCTGACATGGCAGGTATTGAACGTAAACAGGCCAAAACAATTAATTTAGGTTTGATGTATGGCATGGGTAAAAATAAATTGATGGCAGAATTAGGGTTGATGAAAGAAGCAGCTGAAAGACTAATTAAACAATACCACCAAAAAGCTCCGTTTGTAAAACAACTTATGGATTCTGTATCTCGTAAAGCAGAAGACAAAGGAAAGATTAGAACTTTACAAGGTAGAGCATGTCATTTTGATTTATGGCAACCAGTTGCATGGGGTATTAATAAACCTTTGCCACTAGAAGAAGCTAGAAAAGAATATGGAGAACCTTTGAAAAGAGCATTTACATACAAAGCATTAAATAGATTAATTCAAGGATCTGCTGCAGACATGACTAAAAAATGTATGATTGATCTCTACGAGAATGGTATTATACCTCACATTCAAATTCACGATGAAGTTGATATCTCTGTAGAGTCTGATAAAAAAGCAGAACAGATAATTGAGATTATGGAATCTTCAATTCAACTGGAAGTCCCAAACAAAGTAGATTATGAAAAAGGTTTGAGTTGGGGAGATATAAAATGATAGGAGATAAATGGCATACCTTAACGCAAACACTGCACCGATTTACTGTAAAGTTAGGACAGAGTATTTATACGACATGGACGAAACACGAAAAGGTGAGAGAGATTGTGTTATTTTTGGAATTACTTCTATTACGGGACGTGCCATCCTTTTTAACATCATGTTATCGAACGGCGCGTGCTATTGGCGTTTGCCTATCTCAGCGTTTTTCCAAAAACATTTTTCTAGAAAGCAAGTGCCCGATATGCGACTCGACGAGTTACAGTTGTGGAACTGTTTTAGCTATTATCCTAGCGTGCATCGCTTTGATTGGTTGGATGGGATAGATGGTAAATTTAGGGGAAAGGATAAAAAATTTTATCCTGGAACTTATTTATTCACCGTTGATTGGGGTCACCCAGAATCTAATATTCTTAACACTGAGCATTCTGAAATTCCTCAAGAACATAAGTGTGCGCATATATTGGCTCTTACTAACGGCAATTATGCTGCTCAGCCTAATAACCGTATTTTGTGGCACGTTAATAGCTATACTGTTGATAACGATTGGCCAGACTTTAAAGTCCAAAATACAGTCTGGGATTGCGAATCTTCGGATTGGGTAACTCAAGACACTGATAATATGTTTTATGAGATAGAACAAAATAACGCTACTCAGGAAGAAAAAAAATAGTATAATAAATCCTCCAAAGGAGGTATTTATGGACTATAAAGACTTTAAATTGCATCTTAAAGATGTTAAAAACAAAATAAATAAAACAGTACAGGCTACTTTTGTTGCAAGACAGCGAAATAGTAGACCAAGGGCTGCTCAAAACATCATTAATCCCAAACAAAAAGGAATATAACATTGACCGAAGATAACGGCGTAAATTTAAAAGTAGCAGTATTGACTGAAAAAGTTGATCATGTTGACGAAAAAATGGACAAAATGGAGGATATTTTGTTGCATAAATTTCGTAATCAAGAAAATCAGATTAAATTTATGTATGATGAAGTTATGGATATTCAAAATAAATTAAAATATTTTGCTATTGCTGCGTCTGTGTTATTTTTTTTGGTACAAGGCGGATTGGTCGAGTTTATTAAGAGTTTAATGTAATGAAAATTTCTGATAACACAAACATTGGCCTTCCGTTAAGGAATTTAATTGGCCTGATTGGCGCCATAATTGTTGGTGCATGGTTTGCATTTGGTGTGATAGAACGTCTAAACAAACTAGAAACTAAGAATCAGTTGTTTGAAAAAGATTTACTAGAGGCAAGTGTTCAAAAGCCCATAGACCAGGAACAATTCATGCTCTTGGAATGGCAGGCCAAACAAATAGAAAAAATGCAAAAACAATTAGAAGATAATGTGCATACAGGTGTGATGCTAAACCAACACACAAAAGAAATTGAAAAACTTAAAAAAGATTTAGAAAAATTAAAAGATGCAACACGTGATATTAAATTTGCAAACGGAAATGGTAAACATTAATGACTAAAATAGTTATTGCATTATGTTTGTTTATTAATGGTGAACTCAAAGAACATCGTGTTCAAGAGTCTATGTCCGAGTGTTTAAAAGGTAAAAGAATTGCAACAAGAAACAGTGACATGAATAATAAACAGTTTGTTTGTGGTGAAGTTAAAGCTATCATGGAAAAAAATGTAGATGGTAGCGAAAGTATTAAGAAAATTATTATAGAAAGTAAATAATGACTAAAATATTACTTACTTTTGTTCTGTGTACTCAAACACAGATGGTTTGTATGCCACCTATAGAAGCAGGTTTTTATGATGACTACTATCAATGTATGGAAAAAGGTTATGAAAAAAGTTTGGAAATTGTAAAAAATCTTGGTATTGAGTCAGTCAATAAAGAAAAGTTTTTTATTAAATTTAAGTGTACTGAGGTGAGTTATGAAGGGATTTAATTTTTAAACAAATAGGAGGTGCTATGCCACAAACACAAGAATGTATAAAATGTAAAGAGGAGTTTATTGCTTATAATGATTTTCAAAAATTTTGTAGTGACGAGTGTAAACAGCAAGCTTTAGCTGATCTTGACAAAGGTTCAGATGAGTGTTTAAGCTGTCAGTAATGAATAAAAAGAATGAAATCATGCAAGATTTGTTGGGAGCTGTTCAAACCGTCCAAGGTTTTTGTCCAGAATGTGGTGAAGAAACAATTCTAGTATCAGTTGTAACTGATTATTATAGATGCACAGCGTGTGGTGAGGATACTAAACAATATGAAAACGGATCAATTAAATAATTGAGACTAACGAAAGAAGATGAACAATGGCTAAAAAAGCAAAAGGCTTTGGCGTCGACAACTACAAAAAACGCAAAAGAGTAAAGCGTCCAGGTCGAGTTTCAAAACGCCCAAACACAAAATATACAAAAAAGAAATCTATCGGTCAAGGAAAGCCTAGTTAAGTTTACTCGCCCCGAAAGAAATCAGGACGAGCAAACAAAAGGTGTGAGAAGAGATCTCAATTAATACACGAATTTATTTTTTTTGCAAGCCCTTGTTTTTTTACTAGACATTGCCATATTACTATTATAACAAAGTATAACAACAAAAGGAGAAGAAAATGACGCCTAAACAAAAGAGGAGAAAGAAAATGAGAGAGCGTAAGCTTTTTAAAATATTATCAAGTATTGCCTTAATTATATGTATATCCATGGTTTTAGTTGGATGTGCAGGGCATCAAAAAGGTGACACTTATAGAGTCATGCTTGGTAAAAAGTGTGCAGAAGGTGGAACAATATCATCGTGGATATGGTTTCATACAACTATAGGACCAGATCAGGTCAGTAAGGAGAGATGTTAATGGCAGATCCAAATAAATTTAAGTCTGTATCAGTACCGATTAAGACTTATCACATGTTAAATTTTTTAGCGAAAGGTCAACTGACTGACGCAGATTTAACCATATCTAAAGCAATTGAAGTTTTGGCAACAAAACAAGCAAAAGCCAAAGGATATAAAAATGG